GCTGCTTGCCGACAGTCCGCTGCAGGCCACGGATGGCCAGCGCGGTCTGCAGCGGCGTCTTGCCGACGGCATACCAGCGGGCCTTCTTGAGGGCCGGCTTGAGTGCCGCGGAATACGCACACAGGCGGTTGGTGTGGTCGGTCGGAACCTGGTTGATGAGTCGCGGGTCGCCAACCTTCGCATACGTCTCGCGTTTCTGAAACGAGGACGTGTGTAGGCTGCTGGAGCGCTCAGGCAGGTGCTTCTCTTCTTGCAGCCGCCTGACCCGCTGGGTGGATTTGTCTTGCTCCAGGCGCAGTTCCTGGATTGCCAGCGGCACCCCCTTGCCGCCACTCGGAATCACCTTCTCCGCAAACTCTGCGGCATATCCGGCCATCTCCTCCGAGAAGCTGGCCTTGTTGGCGACCTGAGTAATGCGCGTTGCAACGGCCCGCGCCTCGTTGTTGGCGCTTGCAGTCGGTCCGACCCCGGCCCCGACAAGGGGCACTCCCGCCACGCGTGTGGTGGGCACACCGTCCTCGAGCAGCAGCGCCCCGCGGCTCTGGTAGTTCACGAGCTGGTGCGGCCTGTAGGCCGTCGTGAAATACCGCGAGAGCACGTAGCAGCCCGAGCTGCTGACCTTCTCGTTGGCGTTGCGCACAATGCGCTCCACCGCCGAGGGCAGCAGCTCAAAGCCGGCGACTTTGCGGTCGGTGTTGGGAATCGTAGCCGCGATGGCCAGAGCCCTCATGGTGTCCGGCGTGACGCTGGTGGGCGTCTCGCCAAAGCTGCCCGTGGGCATGACCTGGACCTTGCGCGCTCCTGGCGGTCCGAACGAGCCCACCAGGAACTCGCCGTGCTGCGTCACCTCCATCCGGCTGGGGAGGTGATCCGCCAGGTTGCCCACCATCCACTGCACGAGGCCAATGGGCAGGTGCACCGTCCGTGCCAGGAGCAGTACCACGACCACTCGCCCGGGTGCTACGTCGAACACCACGGGGTCGTAGAAGTAGGTGGACCAGCCGCGCCGCAGCACGACCAGGTCCTTGCCCCAATCCCACACCTGGTGGCGGTAGACGGCCCCTCCGGCCACCTCCTCCACCACCATGGTTGGGTCAATGAAGCTCCACGCCGAATCCGGAGTCCGTCCTGCGAGCCCATCGGGTCGCAGGGCGTACAGGCCAATGTCGTGGCCTGCGTACCGACTGAGCTCCTGCTCGGTCAGGTAGTAGTCCGTGTCCAGCATGGTCACGAAGTCCGTGTCTGACATGGGCTCGTGAACCGCGTCCGACAGCAAGTCCTTGGCAACGCGGTACTGACGGGACCCAACGGCAAGGCCCCTCATCTCGCGCGAGGAAATGCTAATGTCGTACCGGCGCTCCTTCAGCACAGCGGCGACGCTGCTCAGGAAAACACTCGCGTCTGCGCGTGTAGCCGCGACCGACGGGTGTGAATGGCCAGGCGCCATGGTGCGCTCCTTGGGCTGGAAGCGCATGGCCCGCACCGCCGACAGGCGCTCACGCCTGTTGGTGCGGGTTGACAGAGCATCTATAACGCTCGTCTGCAACCTCACTCCCAATGGCTCTCGCGACCTGCCCGGAGGCCCGTGTCCGACACGGGCCCCGGGC